TATTGATATTGTTTCCAATATTTAGCGTTAACTAAAGTTTGAGTTTTATCCATCCAAACATCAGGAACAATAAATTCATTAGGTTTGATTTCATTCATCCAATAGAATAAACGGTCATGATCATAAGCATGACCTAATTCATGTAATGAATTGTCCATTACGATATATCTTCCATTTGCTTTAGCATTATAGAAGTATTGTCGATATTCTTCATCTTCATCCATTAAGTGAGGAAGACAGTAATCGTAATCATTAAATTCAGGAGATGCTATAAGTAAACATCTAGGTACTTCATGTGAAATTTTCATTATGCTTGTAATTTAGCTGGTCGTCCTCTTTTAGATTTGTTAAAATAGCTTGGTAATGATGAAATAGGATGACTATATTTATTTTCTATAATATAATAAAGATCTTTTAGGGTTCCACTACATTTATCAATTTCTTCATAAACTTGTTCTTTAGTACAACTAAATGCTTCAACAAACGCTTTAATAACTACCTCTAGTTTTTCTGCTTCATCTTTATTAAAATCATCAACTAAACGTTTTCTGCGGGATCTTAATAATGAGGTTTTTTCTACAAACATTTGCATATCAGGACGACACTCATTCCATATATCATTCATTTCGTGTTCACACCATTCAACTTGGTATTTGTAATGTGAATAATCAAAATCACCATTTTTAATACGATCAATTAAGGGACAACGGTGATGTAATTTAGGAGATTTAACGTCATACATTCTCCACCATCTAAAAGCATTATAATTTAATTTACGCAATTTAGATAATTCTTTTTCTAACTGAGGTCTAGTTAAGACGGGATTATACATTTTTACCATATCTAATAATTTTATAAACCACACTCCATTCTATAAACTCTATCATGATGTTCTGCTTCTGAATATACATTGATATTTAACCAACGACCTTCACTTATAAGATTCATATATTTCCAAGTTTCCTCAGAATCATAAGCATTACAAAAATCATACTCTTCTTGAGTTAGAACCTCAACAGTATTAATTAATCTTTGATACTCATTCCATTCTTCATTTGCGAAATATTCTGTTTCTTGACTCATCATAACCTTTATTGTTTAATTAATTACTCATTTACCTGGTAAATGTACGAAGGCTCCCTATGGGAGCCTAATTTTTTTATAGAAGTTTTTTAATTATTTTACTTGATAATCTACAAACGTTGGTTTTGTTGGTGGTTCATTTTTAAAATAAAATTTAATTGTTTTAGTTTTTGTTTTTATTGTCTTAAGAAAGGCAGTGGGTATTGCCGCACCTGTACTTACTCGTTTAGGAAATTTATCAAATATTACTTTAACTTCAACATTTACTGGGCCTTCAATAAATGCTAATAATCTCTCATAATCTTCTAAAAGTCTCCAATGTACTCGATTTAATTTTTCATGCTGCAATGTACAGTTTAAATATGAAAATGTTTTATATAACATTTCTTTGGTACAATTAAAATCAGCAGCTGGTGCTACATGACCTTTATCCCATTCATTTTTTTCATAATCTTTAGCATCTGATGTTTTAATATCTTTTACAATATAAAAATCCATACCTTTTCTAGATGCTCCTACTCCAGTACATTGAACCTGATATTTTACCCAAAGTGGTTGTTCTAAGGTTTCAGAGTACATTACCTCGTAAATATCAGTTTTTACATAAACACTATCTCTTAATTGCCCAAATATTAATAGGGGGAATAATAATAATAGGCTAATAAGTTTTTGTTTCATCTTCATTTTTTTGGTTTAAAAAATTATATAAAGAATTAAGTTCACTATGAATTTTTCTAATTCTCCAAGAAGAAAGATTAGATTTTAATAATTGGGTTAACTCATTAATTCTTGCTTTTGTTTGTTTTATCTCATCAACCTCATTATAGGATTCAATTACTTTTTCTTTTACTTCAGGTTCATATTCTAATTCATAATGTATTCCTTCATTTCCATTTTGTCCTATAATATTCATTCTTTCATCATTCTCAGCTTCATTATATAATTCATCTACTTCATCAGCTTTCATCATATCAATAATATTTTGTTTTTGTTTATGTTTTGAAATAAATTCTTTAAGATTAGCTTTTTTTTCAGGACTAAAAATATCTTCTAATTTAATCTCTTCTTTTTCTCCATATAGATTTTCTTTATAATTTTTTTTAGGAAAGGCTTGTGAAAAAGCAAAGTTAGCTGCTATTACTAAAGATATAGCTAAAGGATCAAATACAAATATAATTACTAATAAAAGATAATTAATAATCTGATCCATAGGAGTACCTGTAAGATTAGATAAATATTTTAGGGGTCCTAGTTCTCCTGCAGTATCACTATTAGTTTTAGTTTCTACTATCTTAGTGTCTAATTTAAATATAGAGTCATTTATAACATCTAATTTAGCTGAGATTTCAGATTGACGAGTATTTGATCTGTCTAATTGTTTATCAAAAGATTTTGTGTTAGTTGAGTTTGTTGATTGAATTAATCTACCTTTTTTATCAACATATGAGGTTTTATTATTAGCTAAACCTGATTGTAATTGAGTAATACCTTGTACTAAATTAGTTTTTTCAGTATTATATAAGTCTCGCTGTTGAATAAAATTTTGTTTTTTAGTTTCTAATAATTCAACTTGAGCATCTACACTACCTGCTTTATTAGCTGTTTCTTGATAGGCAGCAGATAAAAATCCATAAATACCCATTGAAGTAATTAAAATTAATACTACAGTAGCTATTGAAAGATAAGTTCTAAGTGCTTTATTTATTGAATCCCAATATTGGTATAAAAGAGATGCAATAACTAATTTTGCAAATTCTAATGAACTAGCCATTACAATTACTTCTAATGAAGCACCAGCAAATAATTTACTTAACCCACTAACTGAATAAAATGCAGCTGAGGCTGATACTGATAAAGCAGCGAATGCTATCAGAAACGGGAATATACTTTGTTTTAATTTTGTCATGTTGATAAATATAAAAAAAGGTTGGAACTAATCCAACCTATCTTTATAATTATTCTCGTTGCCCCTTATGTTTATCTAACTTATCTAAGATTTGAGTTAGTAACTCATTTTTAACTACTCCAACCATTGAAGCATTTTTTAATATGCTTATTAATTGAAATACTAAAAACGGAGCCATAATGGTTTCACTTAACCAAGCTGTACCTGTAAATCCTTTTTCTATTGTTAATATAGCTGAAAGCATTACTATCCAAAATATAAATGTTTTTAGTACACTTAATGCTTTACGAGTTTGAAATCCTTCTCTCTTAATTCCAGCCCACACCCCAAAGAACCCATCAGCAAAAATTACAAATGCTACTGAAAGGTATTGTTCGATATTATCTGCTGTAAGGTCCATAAAATATGAACCTATAAATGCGCATACTGTTGTCAATGATAATGTAATTAAAAGTGAAGTTTTCATGCTATTTTTAACTATTTAACGTATTCGTAATACTTTTTAGTTTTTTGGTTTCTGTCCTCTAAACCATGAGTACCACCGTTAATTCTTTTAGTTAATGCTAATATTGCAGCATCATTAATTCCTTGATCACAAATTGACCACAATTTGTTTTTGTCAAAGAAGAACATCGCTGATTCAAATGAATACGTTGTAGCTACTAAGTCAGGGTTTGTCATGATTTCTGGTTTTTTTAAATAATCAGAAAAAGCTTTATAGTTATCTTTTCCAGTTAATTGAAGAGCACCTCTACCTCTAAATTTAAAACCGTCTCCTGATTTTTCATCACCATTACCCATTCTTGATGCGTAAACTCTGTTAGCGATTTTTTCTGGTTGACGAGCATAAGATTCTTCTAAGTTACCTGGAAAATATTTTCCAAAGATACCTTGAAGTCCTTGAGCTGAATAGTTTAGGTTTTCAGAGAATGCTTTAAAACCACCTGTTTCGTGAGCTGTTTGTGCAAAAAAGTGTGCTGCTCTTACAGGAGTTAATTTATAAAACTCCATTGCTTTTTTCATAGTACCAGGACCGAATGCTCCATCCGCTGCTACGCCTATTTTTTCTTGTAAGCTTTTTAAACTCATAATTATTCGTCGTTTGATTTTTTACCGTTTTTAAACTCAGCAAATTTTTCGATTACGTCTGGAAGGAATGATCCTAATGTGATGTACATAAATGCATCAAAGATGTATTCATTTAATTCTAGTGCTTTACCCATGTATCCTGTTACTAGGTCTACAACAATAGCTAACACCATTACCATAAATGACATAAACCCAATTATAACTTTTTCGTTATAATCATTTGATTTTTTGAAAATGTCTTTAAAAGCCATATTATATTTATTTTTAAGTTAAAAAATAGATAACTAATTAGATATAACAATACTTTATTATACGTATTAAGATTTTATTTCATCAACT